TCTTGGTTTAGATTCTGTATTGGTTAAATCCCCTTCGGAATTAACGGTCAGCGGATATTTTACAAATGTCGTGGATATTGAATATCTATGAGCTCCAGGAGCGGCATAATTTGGAGAGCCTGTTGCATTATCATTTAGAGTTAAATCTGTAGCAGAGGTTGTTATGTCGTGTTCCCATTCAATACCACAGGTAAACGATGGGGTTGAATCATATCTATTTAATATGAGATTAGATTGTACTACTTTAACAAAAAATCCATCTATATAATATATACCATTAGCTATAGATAACATTGAACCGAGACCAGAAACAACGTTACCAGAAGCGTCAGATTGTACAGTAAGTGTAGCTCCACTAGAAGTTATATTCTCATTTGCCTGAAATGTTGTTTCACCAGAAGTACCAGATGAAATATACCTAACATAAACTACATCATTCGTATCATTCGAATCTGATGTTTCTGTATGAATTATTGTTCCTGTAACGCCAGAAGTAGCTCCAGTATATAATAACCCCTCCGAATCAGATAATACAACCCCCGTAGAAGGGGGTATTATTTTAACATAATCTGTTCGGGGAGAATAATTAAGTCTGCCATCAACAACAGGAGAACCATTTTTAAATAAATGTTTACCTATAGAATCGACTTGATTTTGTAGTATTGTTTGAATTTGTGTTAATTCTCTCGCTTGCACAGCTGTGCCTGGGCGAAACAATATTCTCAAATAATCCTTTAACTCATCATAGTCATCAAAATAAGGATCTGTATTAAAATTGTAAGACATAATAATTCTCTTTCCTAGGTATATATTATATTTATATTAGAACGATATGTAAGATTTAAACTTAACTCCCTGATTACCAGAATTGATATCACCTGTCACAGAAAATGTTATCCGATTTTCCGCTAAAATAATATCCCCAGAATATTTATTTATAGTGGGGGAAAATAATATTGAAGTAACTGTGAGTGCTGTATTCGTTGCATCCGAATCTAAAAATAAAGTTCCGGAAGGATCTGTACTGTGTTGTATTGCCTGTAATAAGACTTTAGATCCATCATAACTTATAACCCTAAATGTCTTTGTCCCCATATATATAACTGTATTAATAATCACTGATGGCGAAATACTGGACGCATCAATCAAATAACAGGTCGTGCCAATTGCACCAGAGAACTTTGATGTTACACCATATTGTTCTATACCTTTGATCAATCCTATTTGATTGTAATCATTATTTACTATGATACCATGATTTTTATCTTCGTCTAGGGAATTAAATAAACAGAGAGTTGTCGATTTTAACTCTCTAGGAAGATCGTAACCATGTCCACCACGAGGAGATATAATAACTCTGAGTGATGCACCACTGCCTTTTTGTAGAGAGGAATCTGTTATAGATATAGTGGCGTAATTGTATCCCGAACCATAATTATCAATTATTAAGTCCGTTATAACCCCGTTAGTTATAGTTAAACTAATAGCACCTGCAGTCCCATCTCCTACAACTGTTGCAGTTACATTACCTGGTATGTCATATCCTGAACCACCATTTTCTATAATGATCGTTGATATTGACCCATCGACAGCAGCAGCTTCGACTACAGCTTGATTAGTATCTAGATTACCATAATTACCTACGCTAATTTCAAATGTAGCACCACTTCCAGGATCATTGGCCCCTTTGACTATGGTTAAATTGGCATAGGTATAACCCTTCCCTGCATCAGTAATAGTAACATCGGTCACAGATCCATTACTATCTAGTGTAGCAGTAGCAGTAGCAGTTCCCGTTCCATCTGCACCAGTTCCATCCCCATCTATAACCAGGTAAGATTGGTCATCATAAGCTGTGCCCGCTGTTATGATGGTTACATTTTCGTTTAGTATATTACCTGCAGAATAATAAGGATTATGAATCTGCCTTGTTATGGGCATCATTCCAGATCCGGCAAATTTATTGATAAAACCCGATGGTATATCTGCCATATATTTCCAGATATAACCTTCAGAGGTTGAAATGTTGAATAATTCAGTTCCGGTTGGTCGTGTTACTGATGCAACACCTCCATTATTATCTAGGCATTTATATATTCTGTTATTGGAGATAGCGTAGAATTTCTTTGTGCTCATGTCTACTACATCATCATACATATCAAAAATTTCACCGGATGCCCATTGATTATCTGGCACAACAAAGGATACGTCGCTGATATTAACCTTTTTGGTTGATATCATATTCGAGCGAATATCGGTTTCCGAACTAACAGAAACATTATACACAGGAACATTGGCAAGATCAGTCCATGGCGTTGTATTAGAAAGAAAGTAATTATAATGACCCGTATTCGTCGCTATATCATCAAATACTGATTTAGCAATTGAATAATGAAATTGCGGTGTTATTTTAGCATTAGACATATTAAGAGACTGTTATAGTCCATGTGATTGACATAGAATCAGAAGATCCTATATTAACAACGGCAAAAGTTGTTCTACAAAGCATATTCCCAGCACTTGCCGCATCGAATATACCAGCTTCGGTAATAGCACCAGTTGCAACACCAGCGTTAAAAACTGAGGAGAAAGAAGCGGTATTGTTTAAAGAAGAACCTGTTGTAGTACCCCTAGCGAGTTCGGTTTCAAGCGTGGTATCCGCCAACACTTGCGCAGTTGTTCCTGTTCCTACTGCCAGGTGGGACATGGTGCCTGTTGTTCCAGCAATTAACCCTGCGATCCAATTTCTTCCGGTGGTTACTACTAAATTATCAATATCAATAGAGTTGATAACTTTGCCAGAGTTAATAACTTGTATATTAACATGACCTGTTACTTTTAAATTTTCTTCATTTTTCATTTATATTCTCGAATCTGTGTAAGCGTCTGTACCGACAGCTGGTTGATTAAAATAGTCTACGGCATATGGGTTTAAATCGAAATATTGAATATGGGAAAACCCAATACTATCCCCTGATATATCTTTATTTATGCCCATAGCATATAAGTCTGTTATACTAATCGAATCGATTAGGGTTTTAAATATACTCAATAACGCATCATCTGTGGTATCAAGTCCTTCATTGAAATTCTTGATAAATCTAGCTTTTAACACTCGAAGAGCATCTGATACTGATAGAAGATTAGTTATAACCAATTCATCGAATTCTACTAATCCGGCAGGATGAAGAGCACCTTTAATAATTGATTTATATGAATTCGGAACTACGTTAGATTTAACAACATATGAATATTTTTGGTAATATTTATTTTGAAGGTAATTAGAATCTGAAACAAACCCTTTATTATCTGTATGTTCTCCACCATAAGATACTATGGAAGTTGAAGCTGGTATTGCACCGGTAAATCCTGAACCAACAATGGATGTACCTTCTACTGCAAATGAATCTTCAATTCTATCTTGAAAATACATTTCAAACCTCGTAAACGATATTCTTCTAATATAGGATACATGAGTAACAACACTTTTGAAAGTGGGAGTTGTTAGTGTAACATCAGCAGCTATTATACTAAAGGGATTACCAGTAACAACATCAACCTCTATAGAATATCTGCCACTCCATTCTCCTGCAGATAATTCAAGCATATCATACGCAGGATAATAGATCTCAACATATTCATTAAATAATAATGAGAATAATGTTTTATATGATTCAGTAGTTCCTTTTTGTACGTATAAACTTTTTATATTTTTAATAAGGTTAGGGATGTCTACAGATTTTTCTAACCGGTTCGGTATAACTGTCATTAAATCCGAACGATACTTTTCAAATAAAGTAGATCTGGTTTCATCCAGATTCTTATAATTCAGCAGTTCTGATATTGTTTGTGATGGGTTGGGTGTATATGATACAATTTTACAAGAATTACCAGATCCATCGGATAGACTCTCTCCAATAACAAGTGAATTTTGTTTTGTCACAAATATTCTATTATTAGTAGGATCTATCCCAGTAATTTTAGTAGTAGTACCAGAAACATCCCCCGTCAGAATACTATCTATTACAAGATTACCAATCCCTGAGGAGTATACTATTTCAGCAGAATTGAGAAAATCGAAATACAATTCGACAAAACGTACAAAATCCGGGAATTGTTCCCTTATGTATTCAGGAAATTGATTTTCTATATTCATTATAATCTAGCCGGTGATGCTGTATAATTGGTCTCAGTTGTTTGAATTCCCAATTTACTTGTTAATTGTGTACCGCTTATAGTAGTATCTGATATTGTAATAATATCATTTCTTAGAGGTATAACATCAAATGAATCTAAATGTACATTCATTTTAAGTGTTTCTGAAGATATTGATATTTCTGAAATTATAATTTCGCCAGTAGTATAATCAACAGTTCCTATTTGATTATTTACAATTACTGTAGCACCTTCATCTGAAATATATGAGAGCTTAATTTTACCGATGCCGTCATCTTCAAGAAAATGAGTATAAGTTGAGTTGGTTATATTAAATCCGTCCGAGGAAACAACCCCTTTTAGAGCAGAGGTTGTATGATATTCGTGTGGATGATATATTGCATTATTAAAATTAAAAGTATATTTACTCGTAACATTGGTGAATGATGCTATACTTTTATTTGCAGTATGATTAACTGTGGCCGATACAATACTAGGGTCAGCAGCCAAAATAAGCGATATTATATCTGAATTATAATAGGAGGTATCAAACTTCGCTAATTTTGGATTAAACGCCACAATCTTATCCGATATAAGTGATGATAATCCTGTTGCTGTATTAGATGTTACTAAAGAATTAAATGTAAATTTCACATTTAAAACTAGATTAGTATAATCTGGAGTAACAAATTCTGGTAATATGGAAGTGAGTTTAAATTTATTAAGTTCTTGTAGGATAGAAGTTTTTTCTAATGAAGTCAGAGCAGTGTTGCTAGAAGTATCGACCGATAAAAATACTTTACCATATTCTGGTGGTATATTATCTTCCCCACCCCATACAGTCATATCTTCAATGAAAGAGAAATGATTCTTTAATAAAGATTTATAATCATTAATAGTAACAGTTCTGTTCTGAGCAGTATATAAATATGGTGCGTTTTTCTTTATAGATTCTATGGTTTCTATACCAGCACCACCAGAGGTTTTATCCGTCAGGGTAATAGCTATGTTCGTAAGGTTTGTCACAGAAGATCCGGATGACATTGTAGTAATACCGTTTGCAATATCTCCAGATGATTTTAAATATTCGAGTTCAACGACATTACCGATTTCTAATTTTTTACCGATAATATCATCACCAAAATATACTTCAAAACTTTCATCTATACCCTCTTGAGTGAAGTATATAGCAGATGTACTATTATGACCAACCAGAGTTTTAGATTCTATATATGTTGTAAAATCAGTTAAGGTTGAATCTTTGTATACCTTTACCCGGAGGGTTGTCATATCACACGATTTATTTGGTATTCTGTATACTTGTCTACCAGAATCAACAACATAGGAGTTAGATATAAATTTACCTTCGTATACTGTAATATCTGAAACTGCAATTGAACTTCCAGTAACCGTTGCAATATAGTCAGAAATAGTATTGAACTTTATTCCATTCGGTCCATTGAATGTAGTACCTCGGGGTATTGTTATTTTGTCAGGACTATTACTGACATCAGCAGTTAAACTAATCGAACCATTTGAACTTCTAACTGATCTGGGGGTATACCCCAAGGATTTAGCATGAGAAACTACATTATGTCGAAGCTGTGCAGTATCAAGAAACATTTCATTTACACTCATTGATGCTGTAATGGCATTATAATGAGTATTATATGCTAATACATCAAGAAGGGTTGACATTGCAGACCCATCAAAATCATAATCCACAAATTGAGATTGATTTCCCAAGAAAGATTTGAGATTGTTCTTTATATCAAAGAAATCCTGTTCTGTAGTGGAAATTGCCATTATTTTATCCTATCTAGAAAAGTGTCAAGGGAATGTACTTCCCCAGATATTGAATTAATTATAGTAAAATATATTGTAACTCTCAGAGAATTTGAATCGAGATCATTTATTTCTAATGATGTTAATATGACTCTAGGTTCAAAATTGTTTAATAATATTTCTATTTGTGTTTTTAATGCAGACATAGTTAATGGATCCATCTGCTCAAATAATAACCCCCTTATATTTGAACCGATCCAAGGCTGAAAGGGTCTCTCGCCATAATTAGTTAAAATTAGATTCTTCACCGATCGTTTAATTGATTCTACATCGTAGACTCTATTAATGTCCCCCGTAACAGGGTGAGAAGAAAATCCCATGTTGAGATCTTTCCATATTCGAATAGTTTTATCCGATATATTGGTTCCCTGTGCATCTATGTGTGCTGATGTCTGAATTGCCATATCATTAATGATTTGTTATTATATTATTATTTATAATGGTTATTATAATTAATTCCCTGCGAATACGTTAGAAGATCCAGAAGATACCTCTTCACCGCCGCTATAGGAGTCGCCTATTCTAGCAATACCGAGACCGTTAGCAAATACTGTAGAGGATCCCGCGGAAATGGCAGTTTGGTGGGACGGACAACCCGGTGGTGAATAAGTATGAGAGGTGTTTAAATCTGATTTTCTATGTACACCAGTACCATTCACAATTACATTTGAGGATTTACCTTCTGTGGTTGTTGAAGCTGTACATCCGTGATTAGTAGTTACGGTATCTACTGCCGATCCTCTGGCTACTGCTGGCATGATCTTACCGCATCAAGCATTTTTAATAACTCAGGGGTATCTATTTTCCTGTCACCCTGATATTCAATTGCATACCCCTCTGATATCATTGCCTCATTGATGTTTTTATCCCCAGTATAAAGTGTACCGAGAACTCTACCATACTTTCCTAATCCGTGGGATTGAACAGTAAGGACATCAGATTCATGTGTAAGTAATTCTCTGAGTTTTTCTTTGGCTTCAAGACCATATTTTTTCTCTGTTAGATTTCTGGTTCTTGATTCCGGTGCATCAATGCCAGATAGACGTATTCTGTTCTTTATAGAGACATCAAACCCGAGATCAATGCGAGCATCAATAGTGTCACCATCAACAACCTTTATAACTTGAATCTTATAGTTATACATTTTTTCTAACTTCCTCAAGTTTTGCTAATAATTGAGATGGTCTTAATCCCTCTAATGATTTATTAATATCAGCGTCTATCGAATTCATTTTCTCGGCTGATTCGTGGAATAATTCAGGGCTTACCATTTCTGACATTTTTTTAATTTCTTCTGATAAATCAAATTTCTCTAGACTATCTGTTACTAAGGTTTTAGATAATTCTAAATTCACTTCAGTCTCACCCAATGCTGAGGATATTTGTTCTCTCAGAGTTTTCATCGCGGGTAATTCGACTGACGGGGATTCTGTCAGTGCATCGGTTTTAGCATATAATGGTTTTTTAACTTTTTCAATGATATTACCAGCGGAATCTGTTACTATATTAGGAACCAATGAACATGGATCAATTCCCTCAAGTAATCCGTCAATTAAATCATCTAAATCTGATCCAGACTTAGCGAGTGCATCCCCATACTTTTTTAGGAAATCTGATTTTAATTGTACCAATAATTTAAGACCTTCGGCGGTAGGATTCGCCATTATCTGCCTAGCTCTTTCGACTAAAATTAATAACTCGGGAAGCATTGGAATGACCGGTAAATCATCCCCTTCCGGCATTTCCGGTATCATCGATCTCAAGATGAGTTTAAACTCATCCATTGCCGCTTCTGCTGCAACTTTTGCAGCTGCAACGGTTGATTCAATTTCAGCCATAGCAGACTCTTTCAGAGCTGCTATTTTATCTTTTAGTGCATCAAAATCTAGATCAATTCCGCATGGCATATTATTCTCCTAGTTTAAGTTAATTGCGCCAGATTTATTATTCGCAGAAATGTCTATAGTTGCACTTTCTGAATGCATATCAAGTTTCTGATCAGACCGAATATTCATTTTTCCTCCAGCCTTAATGGAACAATCCTCTGTTACAGAATTTATTGATATATTTTTCGTAGATTGTATAGAAGATATTCCTGAGGTGGTTAATGAATAATCTTTCATAGTTGTTTGGGAGTAATCCCCATTTAACTGATAATTATGATTACCGTTACATACAGCTTCTATATTTTGCGCTATTCTTATGCTATCGTTGCTCGAAATATTCCCAGTTCTATTACCAAGTATTTCGTATGCTTCGTTACCACCAGATTCTCCAGCACCAATTTTGACATAATGATTTTTATGAATCTTCTCTGTATAATTACCCTCAACCTCGAGGATATAATCGCCCTTGATCAATTGTCTACAAGCGCCAGATATGGTTATGTTACATGCACCTTCTATTAATACATTCTTATCCCTTAGTGTTAT